GTCTTTTATATTTTTTTATTAATAAACTATCAGATAATCTATCATTATTTTCTTTTAAATGTTTATCTAAATTTGAAAATAAATCATCTTGAATATTTAAAGGTTTTTTTTGATTTGTTAAACCTTCGACAATATTATTTTGTGTATTTAAAACACAGCTTACAATATAAATAAAAAATAATGTTAGTGTAAATATTCCTAGATATCTATATATTTCTTCTTCTTTTAACATTTATATATATAAATGATAATATAAATGCTAATATTTATAATAAATATAATTTAATATTTTCAATTGTATTTTTTGCTATTTTTCTCTCTCCATTCTTATTTTTAATTCTTAAATTTTCCAAACAATTATTATTTTCTCTTAAACATTTAATTAAATTTTCAATATTGTTATATTGACTCAAGATACATTTTGAGGTAATCATACTTACATTTGGTATTTGAGTTAACATTATTTCATTTATATTTTCTTTTGTAATATGAGATTTTTTTGATATTTTTATATGAGACACATAATCATTATTATCTTCATTTTTTTTACTTTCGTTAGTTTCAAATGTATCATCTTGTATTGTATTATGTATTGGATTCGTATTCTGATAAAATGGTTTAATTGATTTATCTTTTATTATTTTTTGAAAAAAATATATTATAAATTCTGCAGTTTCTACAACACCTGATGTATGTAGAAGAGAGAAACCTTTTGAATAACTTAATGAAAACATTGCTGAATAAACTGTCTTTTGGATTGTTTCATTATATTGTTTTCTACTATTTAATAACGAACCTTCTATTAAGTAAAAAATATTATGATTATGTAGAGGATATTCTTGTAATCTAAATGATTGTTCACTATATCGACCATCTTTTATACTAGAAATTAAATCAGAAATACTTTTTCTCTCAAAAATTAGCACTATATTATTATTTTCATCTAAAAAAATAATATCTCCTATTTCCAAATTTTTCAATTCTACATTTTCTATTTTATCTTGAATTAAAGTTTTTAATTCTTTTGGCTCTCTATTATCTATAACTAATTTCATTACTATAAATGAAATTAATTTTTTAAATTATATATTAATATTAATAAAATTACATATTACATTCATAATTTTGCATATAGTAATACATTAAATATGCTGATATACCAGAAACAAAAGCATAATCAACTAAATTTGGCAAGGTTTTTAGTGTTGAAAGAGCACTTTGAACAACTGCCATATTAGTAGCATTTACAACTTTTGAATTATTTTTTAAATCATTAACAAAGTCTTTAAGAGGAGTCTCCTCTTTCTTTTTCTTGAGTAATCCTGCCGCCATCTTATATACTAATGGTATACTTTTTTTTTACAAAATTTTTTATTACGATAATAATATTTAAAAATATTTAAATACATATATATATATTTATTATATATAAATGGATCTTGAAGAAAAAATTAATGATGAAGATATTTCTCGTATTAATGGTGAATTAGTCTTTAATCCATATAATGATAAAAATATTGAGATTACATTGAATGATATTCAATCTATTCTCAAAAAATATGGAGTTAATTATACAATTCATAACATTGAACTATTTAAAAGAGCATTCATTCATAAATCTTATTGTAAGAGACCAATGTTAGAAAATAAAGCTTCTGATATAACTATTGTTGATAAGCCATATGATTGTTTACCTTTAAAAACAAAATCAAATGAACGATTAGAATTTATTGGTGATGGTATTTTAGAATGTATTACAAAATATTACTTATATAGACGTTTTCCAAAAGCAGAAGAAGGATTTATGACAGAAAAAAAAATTTCTCTTGTTAAAAATGAACATATTGGTAAATTAGCTTACGAAATGAGATTACATAAATGGTATATTATTTCAAAACACGCTGAGGAAAAAAATACTAGAACCAATATGAAAAAATTAGGTTGTTTATTTGAGGCTTTTCTTGGTGCTTTATTTTTAGATGTAAATAAAATAACAATCAAAGACGAAGATAAATGGTTTGAAAATATATTTGTAACAGGCCCTGGTTTTCAAATGGCACAAATTTTTGTTGAAAAAATTTTTGAACAACATGTAGATTGGACAAAATTAATTAATACAGATGATAACTATAAAAATCAATTACAAGTTATCATTCAAAAAGAATTTAAGATTACACCAGAATATCTTGAAATTTCTCATGAACAAGAATTTGGATATGAAATGGGTGTATATATTTGTATTGGGCAATCTATACATAATATTGATATATTAAGTGCTATTAATTTCGATAATTTTAATAATTTCCCAAATATTCATAAATATTTGGAAGAACATCAGGAAGTATTAGTATTTTTAGGCAAAGGATTACATAAAATTAAAAAGAAAGCAGAACAAATTGCTTGCGATGAAGCTATAAAAAAATTAGTATAAAATATTTTTACTAATTTATTTTTTCGATTTTTCAATTTTAATAAATGGTTGTGGGCTATGACTTTCGTGCATTTCATATTTTTTAATATTTTTATAATATTCTCCTATATTATCAGTTATTTTATAATCTCCATTAAAAAATTTTATTATATCTTTTGAATTTTGTGAAAGCATCAACTTGTAAAAATGACTGTCTAAATTAATTTTGCTATTATTAACTATTTTACTAGATAATGTTCTTACAAAATTCATAATTATATAATATTTAATCATATAACTTTAAATATTATTTATAATTATTTTAGTCATTATTTTTATTTAATAAAAAATTATTATAGAATTTTGTCATTTTCTCCATTTTACTTCCATAGTCTCCTACTCCACCTGGAAAATGAGAAATTATCTCTTTGTCTAATTTTTTTGGATTATTAACAACCATTCCAATTAACTTTTCATTATTATACATATTTTTTCTTACACAATGATAAACTATAAATGCTTGATCTAACCAATGTGGTAATACTAATTTATTAGTAATATTATACTTTATGTGATTTATAATATCTTTAAATAATTTTTTTATACTTTCATCATTATTGAATAATAGTATTCCGCTAGTGAAAGCTGATGCCTTTGGATTATTATTACCAAATAATTCTCTTCCCCAATATACTCCATCTGTAGTTCCATTTTCTTTTAAAACATATAATATATTTTCCATATTAAAATTAAAAATATTTTTTAAATTATTCGTGATAAGTATGTCTGTATCTAAATACAATATTTTATTATAATTATTAATATTTTCATAATCAAAAATAAATAATCTACTACAAAGAGCTGTTATAAAACAATTATTTGGTATTAACCAAATATTTCCTTTTATATTATATTTTTCAAATAAATTTAGAATTTTTTTTTCATAAATTGTATTTGATATTAGAAGGTATTCTACATTATTCTCTGGTTTACCAAATTCTATATAACTTTTAAGTAATAAATCTAATAAATTAAAATATTTTTCATTTGTAAAAACAGTTGAATATATTAAAAATTTAGACATTATAATATAATATAATTTTGTATAATATTTAAATTATATAATATTATTATTAATTATATGTCTAAGGAATTATTAGAAAAATTAAAAGTAAAACCTATTCCTGAAAAAATACCAATAATAAATGTAGCTCTAAAAAAACCAGCAGAAAAAGAAGATATTCAATTAAAAACAAAAGTAGTAGACAAACGAGAAACTGCTAAATTAGATAGAGCTTTCATTTTAAATAAGTTAAAAGATAAAGGAGAAATACAAACGATTAAACCTTTAGAAAAAAAAGAAGAACCTAAAAAAGATTTTACTGAAAATAAAGCACCAATTGAACCCAAACTTATTATCACTAAGAAAAAAAAAATTAAAAAACTTAAACTTGAAACTGATATTCCAGAAATAAAAGACAAGGAAAGAAAAACTATTATACCAACCGAAACTATTATTGAAGGTAAAGAAAGTTTATTGGAAATTGATGATATTAAAAGCCGTCTACCAGAAAAAGAAAAAAAAGTTTTAGTAAGAGCATCTGCTTATTATATGAATAATAGAGAGATATTTATTAACTTTATATCGTCTTTATTTGAACCTTATAAAGAAGAAATATCTAAGGATAAAGGAGTTATTTCTTGTGATACAAAAAATGCTGAATTCTCTTTATTAACACATCAAAAAATAGTCCGAGATTATATTAATTTATATACACCATATAGAGGTGTATTATTATTTCACGGTCTTGGTTCTGGAAAAACATGTTCTTCAATTGCTATTGCTGAAGGTATAAAAACAGAAAATCAAATAATTGTTATGACTCCTGCTTCATTAAGAGTTAACTATATTGAAGAATTGAAAAAATGTGGAGATAAAATTTATAAAAAAAATCAATTTTGGGAATTTATTGATATAAGCAAATATCCTGAATTAGTAGAACCTTTATCACAAGCTTTATCAATACCAATTGAATACATTAAAAAACAAGGCGGTGCTTGGCTAGTTAATGTAAAAAAATCTGCCAATTATGAATCTTTATCAACAACAGAAAAATTAAGCTTAGATTATCAAATTAATGAAATGATTAGAATAAAATATCGATTTATTAATTATAATGGTCTTAGAAAAAGTCATCTTGATCAATTAACTCAAGGAGGAACAATTAATCCATTCTCTAATAAAACTGTTATTGTTGATGAGGCTCATAACTTTGTATCAAGAATTGTTAATAAAATGAAATCTCCTTCATCACTCTCTATGCAATTATATAATTTTTTGATGACTGCTGATAATTGTAGAATAGTTCTTTTAACTGGAACACCTATAATTAACTATCCTAATGAAATTGCTATATTATTTAATATTTTAAGAGGAAAAATTAAAACATGGTATATTAAACTCTCTATCAATGATAAGAGAAAAATCTCTCAAGATACAATTATTGAAATGTTCAAATCTAATTTTATTTTAAAAAATATTGTAGATTATGTTAATTATAAGCCTACTTCTACTACGTTAGAAATAACTCGAAATCCATTTGGATTTTTAAATGAATATGATCCTGATGATAAAAAGTATCAAGGTGTAAATCTTGATGAAAATGGCAATATTGACGATGAAACATTAATGAGAGAATTGGTAAATACATTGGAAGATAATAATATAAGTGTTATTGCTAATTCTACACGTGTAGAGTTATATGATGCATTACCAGATAAATTAGATGATTTTGCTAAATATTTTATTGCTGAAGATAATAAAGTTAAAAATATGAATTTATTTAAGAGACGTATATTAGGTCTTACATCATATTTTCCTGATATTGATGCTCTTTTACCCGAATATAATAAGGGCAGGGATTTTATAGTAAAAAAAATACCAATGAGTGATTTCCAATTTGGAGTTTATGAAGAAGCACGTATTCAAGAGCGTAAATTAGAGCAAAGTAATTCTAAAAAACGTAAACAAGCTCAAGGAAAAGAAAATATTTATGAAGATGCTGTTTCTACTTATCGTATTTTTTCAAGAGCATTTTGTAATTTTGTTTTTCCAAAACCTAATATAACTCGTCCTCTTCCTAGAGATGGTGAAGATTTATCAACTGCTATATTACAGGAAGTAGCTAATGAAAATTTATTAGATGCACATACACCAAATCCAGATGAATTTAATGCTGAAATAGAAAATGTTGAAAATGTCGAAGATAAAGAAGGTGAATTAGTTGAAACAAAAAAAACAGATGAAACTGGATTAAAATATGAAGAGAGAATATTAAAAGCATTGGAAAAATTAGAAGAAAATGCTGATAAATATTTAACTCCTGACGCTTTACAAATTTATAGTCCAAAATTTTTAAATATATTAGAAAATTTACAAGATGATAAATTCAAAGGATTACATTTAATATACAGTCAATTTAGAACATTAGAGGGTATTGGAATTTTATCACTAATATTAAAAGCGAATGGTTTTGCTGAATTTAAAATAGTTAAAACAGATAAATGGATAATTGATATTGATCCAGCTGATTATGGAAAACCAAAATTTGTTTTATATACGGGCACTGAAACAGCTGAAGAAAAAGAATATATTAGAAATATATTTAATAGTAATTGGCAAAATATTCCTAATTCATTGAGAGAAGAACTAGAAAAAATATCATCCAATAACTTTTATGGTGAAATTATAAAAACTATTATGATTACCGCTTCTGGAGCCGAAGGTATTTCTTTAGAAAATGTAAGATATGTTCATATTACAGAACCTTATTGGCATCCTGTTAGAACACAACAAGTAATTGGTAGAGCTCGTCGTATTTGTAGTCATAAAAATTTAGAAAAGGATTTACAAACTGTAAAGGTTTTCATGTATTTAATGACATTTTCACAAGAACAATTAGATAGTGATCGTTCTATTGAATTACGATTAAAAGATAAAAGTAAGAAAGATGGTGTAACACCATTAACTAGTGACGAAGCACTATATGAAATATCAAATATTAAAGAAGAAATTAATAGAGAATTATTGGTTGCTATAAAAGAATCTTCCATTGATTGTTCTATACATACTTCAAGTGAAAATAAAGAAGGGTTACAATGTTTTACATTTTCTAGTGGGGATCCAGATAAATTCGCTTTTACTCCATCTATAAATGATGAAGAAAGTGATACTGTTGGTGATGTAAATAAACAAGAAATTAAATGGAAAGCAGTTAAAGTTACAATTGAAGGAATTGCATATGCTCTTAATAAAGAAACTGGAGAAGTATATGATTTAGATAGTTATAAACGTAAAAATCCTATATTAGTGGGTCATTTAGAAATAGAAAAAGGTAAATATAAATTTAAACGTATATAAATATAATAATTTTCTAGAAATATTATATTTATAATATTGGTATTACTTTTGATAAGAATTTTTTAGACCTTCTTTTTAAAAATTTACCACGTTTATAACATTTTTTGGTATTTAATCTTTTTTTCATCAATATTTCTTTTTCATCAATATTAAATTTCTTTAAATTAGAAAAACGCAAACCATATATATATAAATTATTTATACTATGTAATCGTTTTTTTAAACAATTATCTACTTGACCTACTTTTGTTCTTATTTTAATACCTTCTGGAAATACTATTTTTATAGCTCCAATTCTACCAACACCAGACAAAGTAACATATTTATCTTTTTCAATTTCAGCAACTACTTCTGAATTTATTGACTTGAATGGACTATTTTTAAAAAAATTTGATAGTAAATCTACATAACCATTCTTCTTTTCCATTCCCTTAATTTCTTTTTTATTTTTTCTTAAAAATTCTACGCGTTTCTTCAATTTTTCTAATGCAGGACCTCGATCTATTGCGTGTAATAGATTAATATCTTTACTATTTACAGTTTCTATTTTTGAAGAAGAATGATTTTTTATATAATTACTCGCTTCTCCTGTTGTTCTTATCATTAATAATGTTAATGGTTCTAAATTTCTTGACATTTCTGGAACTTTTTCAAACCAATATCCTATTTTATTAACATTTCCAGCTTTTTTTGTTCTTCTATTTTTTAATGACATATATATTATATTAAGTAAAAAATATTTTTTTCATTATTTTCTCCTGATTTGTTAATATACTTTCTTGATTATTTAAAACTTTTTGTAATAAATCCATAATATTATTGTTTGTATATACTATCTGAGAATTATATCTATCATTTTCATATTCTTCATCTTCATTGAAAGAAACAACCTTATTATTTTTTTCCTTAACATTAGTTTTTGATAAATTTTTGAAAAAATCATTTGTTAGTTTTTTTACTGGTTTAGTTTCTTCATTATTTATATTAACTTCATTACTTATCATTATATTTATATTGTCTTTCACTCCAGTTATTTCTTTATTATCATTAATTTTATCATTCTCATCATTATTTATTTCTTTTATTTTTATTTCATCTTTTTTCACTGGTGGAGGTGGAATAATGCTATTTATTTCTATTTCTCTCTCCGCAAGCATTTTATTCAACATTGAATTTATACTACTTTCTTTTAATGGTTCATCTATTTTTTCTGTAAAATCTATTTCTCCTGGCGAAGGTCGTTTTATTAATTCAATAAATTCTTTCTCTTTTTCTTTTAAATCTTTATCCAATTTTATTTGGACTTCTTCCAATGGTCTAGTTACATGTCTAGAATTTTCTTTGTATTGCTCTAAATATTTAACTATTTCTGTTAAAAGTAATTTATTTTTATTAGTTAAGTCTAACTCTCTTTTTGTAGTAATTACATTTACTATTTTATCAAAATCTCCTTTTATATTATTAATATAATTGTTACTTATATTATTAAATGCTCCTTGTTCATATAATAATTGCCACATCATTCCTTTATTTTCATTACTTGAAAAATCACTCATATAAATATATTAAAAACCACATAATATATTTATATTTATTACTAATTAAAATATATTTTTCTTAATTCTTCAACATCTTTGTCTGGTATTCTTTTACTATTAAATTCCCTTGGAGATTTATTTGTTGTTATCATTTGATTTAAAAAATATAAAGAATACATTCCGCATTCGGTATTAGAATACTGATGTTCTTTTCTATTAAAATACGTAGTGAAATCTATATTTATTTCACTTCCTTGTTTTTCTATTCTCTCTATTAAAATCATTATTTCTCTTGGAACTTTATCTCCATTACTATCAAAATAAAATATAAATTTTCTTTTAATATCAATAAATAAACTAATCCAATGTGCTCCTGATTTATTATGAGGATCTGTATTGAAAATTATACCTATTTTATTTTTTCCATCTTTTAATTGTTTTATTATATTTAAGTTACATAATTCATTCCAAACACATTCACCAAACATTAATTTTTTATCAAAATCAATAGGTGATGGTCCTATAAATATGAAATTTGGATAGTCTATTTCATATTGCTTCATTACTTTTTCTATATCATTACTTGTTAACCATTCATTTGGCTTTTCTTTCCAACTTTTTGGAGCATATGGAGCATGAGTATTATTTAATAATTCACCATCTAAATTATTTTCCATAAATTTTTGCTTTATCCAGCATCTTTCTGTAGAACATACTTCTTTTAAATTATTTTTTAACCTTTCCCATATTTCTCTAGTATCATTTGTTTGTATTTCTTTATCTGGGTGACGCTTATTCCACATTTTTTTTATTTTCTCCAATGAATTTTTACTATAACAAGTAAATTGTTTTTCTTTGTTAGCACTACAATTTAATTTTCTAAATTTTTTTTTTGTTTTTATTTTATTCTTTCTTTTCTTAATTGCTTTTTTAATTGTTTTATTATTTCTAACATTTTGTCCCATTTATATATTATCTATATTTTTCTTTTTTACTCCTTTATATCTAAGATGTGGTTCTTGTAAATTAGCTTCTCTTTTATTTGGTAATATTTCTCTCTTTATAACATTTTTATCTTTTACAAAATTATCTAGACTTATTGTTTTTTTTTCTTCTTTTAATAAAATATTATCAATATCATGATTATTATTTAATTTATTATTAACTACATTATTAGATATATCATAATTATTAATTACATTATATTCTTCATAATCTTCTTGTAAAATATCCGTTGTATCATTAAATTTATATTCTTCTATTAAACATTTCATAAAATTTATACATGCTAATTTTGTTTTATCATTTGTGCTAAATTCAAATTTTTCACTGTTTATATCTTTACATATATCTTTACATATATCTTTTATATATTGACTTATTCTTTTTTTGTAAAATTTAACATCATCATTAAATTCTTTACTTAATATTGAATTATTTTTCAAAATTTGACTTTGTAAATTTGGATTTAATAAATATTGGATTGTTACATTTTCTATATATTTTTCAGAACTCATAATATTTATTATTAATTTTAATTATTATTTATAACTATTAAAATAATAATTACATATTTTTCAATTGTTGTCTAGTATGATTATAAAAATTATCTCTTCCTAATTTTCCTAAATCTCCCAAATCTGTATTATTAAATTTACTTTGTTCAAATAAATATGGAAATGCCTGTATTTCATTTTGTTTTTCAATAGATTCTCTATTATATAAATCACTTGATGAAGACGGAATATATTGACTTGATGTTGAATTTGATCTTGGATATATTTGATTTCTTAATACACTTTCACTATTTACATTTGATACAAAATCACTCCATTTTGTTTTATATCCCATTTTAATTGACTCATTTTCAATAGGTTTTGTTATTGGATACTTTTGATATTTTGTGCTCTGTGAGCGTTGTTCAAATACAGGATTAAAATATGTTAGGGGTATATTTCTATCAAATAATCTTTCATTGAGTTCTTCAGTTCTCTCTAAATTACATAAATAATTTGTTCTTCTTTCACTCATATATATTTTATACTATTATAATAAATCGTCTTAAAGATATATTTTTGTTAATATATTAATATATATATATATGTGTGGAATATTCGGATTTTTAAATAATTCGTTAACACCGGCAAATGTTATTACTAATAAAATTATTGAAGATAGTTTTAATAAAGGAAAGCATCGAGGCCCAGATAATTCATCAATTACAAAATTAAATAATCTTACTTTTGGGTTTCATCGTCTAGCTATTAATGGGTTAGATACGATTTCTAATCAACCAATTGTTATTGATAACATATATCTAATTTGTAATGGAGAAATTTATAATTACAAAAAAATATATGAAGAATTAAATATTATTCCACAAACTAATTCCGATTGTGAAGTTATTATTCATCTATATAAATTATTTGGTATTGAAACATTATTAAATATGTTAGATGGTGTTTTTTCATTTATTTTATATGATGAGTCTAACAAAAAAATATTTGTTGCCAGAGATGCTTTTGGTGTGCGACCTCTTTATATTCTAGGAAATACAGATGAAATAAGTAAAAGTTATAATTCTGGTTGGTTAAATGCTCATATTATTGGCTTTTCTTCAGAATTAAAACAATTATCTGATATTTATCATCATATTAATAATGTTACAGAAATTGTTACTCTAAATCAATTTACACCTGGAACATATATGGAATTATCATTATCCACAACAAATAAATGGTATCTTTCTCATCATAAACAATTTTTCAATTATCCTCTAAATAATTTATCATATAAAGTTACAGAAGAAGCTATTACACAATTAATAAGTAATTTTTTTACAGACGCTGTAAAAAAACGTATTGAAACTACAGAACGCCCAATTGCTTGTCTATTATCGGGTGGTCTAGATAGTAGTATTGTAGCGGCTATTGTTTCTAAACATTATGATAAACAATTAGAAACATATAGTATTGGATTACCTGGTTCAGAAGATTTAAAATATGCTAAAATTGTATCTAATTATCTAGGAACAAAACATACTGAAATTGTTGTAACTGAGGAAGATTTCTTTAATGCTATTCCAGATGTAATTTATATGATAGAAAGTTATGATACTACTACAGTTAGAGCTAGTGTTGGTAATTATTTAGTAGCCAAATATATTGCTAAAAATAGTGAGGCTAAAGTTATTTTTAATGGAGATGGTAGTGATGAGCTAATGGGTGGCTATTTATATATGAATAAAGCTCCTAATCATCTAGAATTTGATAAAGAATGTAAACGGCTTTTAAGTGATATTTATCTATATGATGTTCTAAGAAGTGATCGTTCAATATCAACAAATGGATTAGAACCTAGAACACCATTTTTAGATAGAAAATGGGTAGAGTTTTATTTAAATATTCCTTCACAATTACGTTTTGAAAGTAACAAAAAACAGGAAAAATATTTATTTAGAAAAGCATTTGAAAATAGTAAATTATTACCAGATGAAATTTTATGGAGAAGAAAGGAAGCTTTTAGTGATGGGGTAAGTAGTTTACAAAAATCATGGTATGAAATTATCAATGATAAAGTAAATCTTATGAATATTCCTGTAAAAAATTATTATGATAATAATCCTAAAACAAATGAACAACGATTTTATAGAGAATTATTTGAAAAATATTATAAAAATCTTAGCTATAACATTCCTTATTTTTGGATGCCAAAATATATTGATGCTACAGATGCTAGTGCTAGAACATTATCTATTTATTAATATATTCTAAAATTACATAATTATTGCTTATTGATGTAATAATTATATAAGTAATATTTATATGAATTCTCAATTTTTTTTATATAGTGGAATTATAACTGGTATATATAGTATTTATGCTTCATTAAGATATTATTCTCTTACTGGTCATAATCTTATTTCATGTATTCTAGCTAATAATTATATAAAAAATAGAAAAATTAAACATATTATTGATGTTAGAACACAAGTAGAATGGGACTATGGACATTATAAAAAATCTATACATATACCCATACAAAATATTAGCAAAAATATTTTAAATAGAAAAATATCTAATAAAAATGACGGTATACTTGTTTATTGTAATACTGGGCAACGCGCTAGAAATGGTGCTGAAAAAATAATATCTTATGGTTATAAAAATGTATACTATATAGACAATACATATGATTGTCTACATTAAACTATATATTATAGTAATAATATATTCATAATATATAATGTTTGAATATTTAATTAAGATTACAGAACAAAAATGGCATCAAAAACTATATTATTTATTAAGTTATTTTAGTATATTTTTATATATTGTAGCATTTATTGGTTTATCTTTCAATGCTCCAAAATATTTATTACTTTTACAAGAAATAATGAAAATATATATATCTATTATTTTGTTATTGAGATTTAATCCATTTTATAAAATAGAATTTAATAAAAATAATTATGAATTTGATAGAAAAATAGCGTTTGCTTCTGGTATATTTTTATTATTAACAACTGGGCTATCTACATACATAAATAATATTTTAAATAAAATAAAAATTTAATAAAATTGAATTATTTTTTAATTAAATTTATTAAAATATAATTAAAATACTTACTAATATATTATGCTTTCACTTATATCAAACATATTTCAATGTTTATATTATAGATTTCAAGGTGATTATGAAATAAGAGTTATAAAGAGAATTAATTCAAACGAAACATTTGTTATGTATTTATCTGATGAAGAAAATGATTAATGTCTTATTGTCTTATTTTTATTAATCCTTCTTTTATAAGTTTTTCTATTATTATCATTAATAAATTTTTTTACATGTGAAAATAATTTTTTACTAACTATTTTATCTACTTTGTATTCTTCGTCGTCTTTTTTTACAACTCTATAATTATATTTTTTATATAAATTATTCATTTCTTTTATAAAATTTTCATCTATTAATTCATACGAATTAATATATCTTTTAATCATATCATTAAAATCTATAGGATATAAATATGGCTCAACTTTAATATAAAAAACTTGATCATCTACCATTTGCTCATGATATTGATCATCTATAAAACAAATTTTAACATTTTTTGGTAGTTTTACACATCGAAATAAATCATCAACACTTTTATTATGTGATGTTCTATTTAATTCAATCCGTTTTCCATCAACTTTGAATGCCGCTATTATTTTATCAAATAATTTATTATTTAATTTATATTCAAAATAGTTTTTTATATTTTCAACCCAGGATTTCTCTCCTTGATTATTAGTATATATCATTACCTTATAACACTTTTTTTCCTCCTTTTTAATTGATATATATTTTAAAATAGATAACATATATGGTCTAATAAATTCCGGATACAAATCTAATATTTTCAAAAATTCTTCTTTTTCTATTTTTTTATTATAATATTCTTCCAGACAATCTATAAATATCCCTAATTCTACAAAATAACCTAGTGTTTCATCTAAGTCAAAAATAATTACGCGGTTATCATTACGCATAATATAGTGTAAGAATTTTTTTTTACAACAATTATAACTCATTAATAATAATTTATTTTTAAAATATACATGTAACATCATTATATTTTTTTCTTTTTATATATTATGAATCCTACATATGAAGATTATAAGACAATAATAAAGTTTTATAAAATAAAAAATATTGAAAAATTATCTAAAAAAGAAATAAAAAAATATGCTGAATATATATTAGCTGAAAAATTATGTAGTTGTATTAAAAAAGTTACTAAAAGTAATAAATTACCTGAACCATCAGCAATAGCAATATGTAAAGATTCAGTTGTAAGACAGAAAAAATTAAAAATAAATAGATTTACTTGTAAAAATAAACCTAAACTTATTCCTAATAAAAAAACTAGAAAAAATATACAAAAGATTAAATAATATACAAAATAAATATTATTCTTACTTAAATTATTATTTATTTATCAATATATACTTTATCGCATACATTTTTGATAATTTTCTCTCTACATTCATTAATATCTGTGCTACATTTTGTTATTAATCTTATATATTCATCTTTTAATCTATCATTATTCATATAATTTGGATTTGCATCAGTCCACTCTTTAATTGATTGTATTTGTTTATGTGATAATTTTCTTAATGCTAAATTCAATTCTTCATGTTCATTATCTTTTTTCCATGATGAATTTGTGCTTCCTGGATCATCGCTTTTTATATATAAGGTTTCCCGTTTTTTATCAGTGCAATGTAATGGTCTTTCATATAAAGATAGTTTATTCATATTATCAATTATTAAATTAGTAATCCCCTCTCCTAATCCTTTATTTGATGTTGTTAATAAATTTTTAAGAGAAACTTCTATTGAATCTATAAATTTTTCTATTGAAATCGCATCTTTACATTGTTCGTTTAAAAATACATTTATATTGAATTTATTTTTAGTCATATTATTAGTTGTATTATTTATCGTATTTCCTATTTTAGGAAGTAATTCACCTATTTGTTTTTGCTGTTCAAAAATAATATTTTTCATATCTTTATTATCATTTACTAAACTTAAAAGTAATTTTTTATAATCAACATTGTTTTCATCTGTTATTAGCGAATCATTATTTATATTATTTATTTTCTCTCCATTTTCTTTTATTATATTATTATTTTCTTCTATATAATTACATTTTTTTTTATGATTATACAATGATGGTTTATGTTTATAAATTTTACCACATTCACATTGAAATGGTTTGGGGATTTTTGGGGATTTTTCATTAGTATCATTAGTATTTTCATTATTTTTATGTTTAAGGGTTGTTAAATGTTTAACGTAATCTTTCTTATTACACGTATTATAGTTACAACATAAACATTCGAAAAATTTGGGGATTTTTGGGGATTTTTCATTAGTCATTCGTTAGTATAAAATACTAATAAAAAATCCCTAAATTATTTTAAAAAATTATTAAAAAAAAAGTTCAGTAACACTTTTTATTTTTCAAAAATTAAAATAAGAGCATTATGGTCTAAAGTCATTTTTTCGTTTTTTTTTGTCAATTCTCAAATCGAAAAATGAAAATTGGACATTTTTTTGTCCATTTTTGAAAAATGAAATTGAGAATTGAAAAAAAAGAAAATAAAGCAATTTAGCTAGAAGGAGAGCATAAATTTATGAAACACAGTTTTTTATTAAAATTTTATAAATGTAAACAATAACAATATATTTTATTATATGTAAGATAATATAATATTTTATTATAATATAATGAATAAAACAAAAATAAATGCAAAAACGATGAATTTTGCAAAACAGAGAGATAATTTATTATTTAATGAAAATAAAAAAATAATAATTGACTGGTCAGCTAAAGCTGGATGCACAAATATAGCTATAATGTTTTTTAAATATATTGATTTATATAAAAATTTTAATTTAAAAAATTCAATTGATATTCACCATGAAAGAATAGAGTATTTAAAGAAAAATATGGCAACAGATAATATTATTTTAGATAATAAATATTTAAAAATTAAATTTGTTAGAAATCCTTATACAAGAGCAATTAGTTCTTATATACATTATGTTGTATTTTACAATAATAAAAGCATTTCATTTTTTGATTATTTAAATAATTTAAATAATAATAAATACAATTATGATATTCATTATGCTAGTCAACATCATTTATTAGAAATAAAACAAAAAATATATAATGAAATTGTAAAAATTGAAAATATACATGGTGAAATAGAGAGAATAAATAAAAAATATAATATAAAATTAGATTACGACTCTCTTTCCAATCATCAATCTATAAAAAAAATAGATGAAAAAAAATATGTAGGTTATATTAAATATTCAGATATAAAAAACATCCCATCTTATAGATACTTTTATGATGATGAGATAATAAAACAATTAGTGTATGAGATTTATAAAATAGATATCAATTTATATAATTATACATTTGAAGAGTTTTTGAAATTAAATTAATGTATTTTACTTAATAATATATTAGAAATATAAGTAATATGTTATTAATGATTCATCCTATAATATATAGAATTTGTGCATCTTCTTGTGGAGCTTTATCTAGTATTCCTCTAGATATTGTTCAAACTAAAATACTTTCTGGAGAGAAAGATATTTTTAAAATAAACGAATTGAAATGGACCTTTTTAATGACTTTTCTTTTTACCATACAAAATAGTGTTTATGAGTTCACTAGTTTTATTCCAAATAAAACTATACGAGGAACATTATCAGGTCTCTCTGCTTCACCTTTTTATATATTAGTTGAAATGAAAAAAATGAAAAATAGATTAGGATTATATCCTTTTTATAAAAAATTTATTTTTTGGCTTACATTTAGAGAGATAATTGTTTATGTCACAATTTATAATTTATTCATGTTAAATATCCCATATTCAAAATTATTGGCATCATTATTATCTAATGGGTTTGGATTTCCATTGAAAATAATTGCCTTTAAAAATGGTTATCCTACATTAAATTATTCTTATGATAAAATTAAAAAGACAGCACTTATTGAAATAATTAAGTCTTCAATTGGAGATAGCATTACATTATATCTAATATATATCTTTCCTTTCTCTCCATTAAAAATATAATTTAATAATTACTTATAAATTTTTTTACAAATAATTATTAATAATGAACGAAGAAGCTATACACTTTTTAAATCATTCTCTTAATAATGATAATAATGAATCAATTAATAATTTGACTTCTGAACTTATCAAAGAGAGAAAAGAAACTATTTTAAAGGAACTTCCTATTACAAAAAAAGAATTGGGGAATTTAACAAAAAAATTAAAAGGTTATAGATATGTTGAAGAAATACAAGAATTACATGTTGGATGTTATATTCGCTGGATTAAATTGAAAAATCCCGAAGATGAAATAAAATTAACTAATGGAGCTTTATTATGTGATATTAAAATAGAAGATAACATATTATTAGTATGTAAAAATAATATGAATCGAATATTTAATGTAAATATGTCAGAAAATCTTATATTTCAAAAATTGACTGACCAAGAAAAAATTATTCTTTATGCTATTGATTGTTTAAGTAATTAATTTTTTCTATATTTTTTATCACTACCATTTTTTGTATATCTATGATGATGTAAGCATAATCCAGGGTCTATTCTTGCTTCTCTATTACATATCACATTTTCATGTGGTTTTGGCATTAAACCTTTTGCTATAGCTTGTTCTATTGTAATAGCATTTACATCACATCCATTACGTATTACATTCATTGGGAAACTTTGTTTTGATAAAGTAGTTGGTAAATTATTTTTGTATTTTATAAAAGGTCCTTGTAAATATTGACTTTGTGATATAGCTCCTCTTCCATTCAATGTTTTGGCATATGGACCTCCTGAAGAAGCTGATACACCATGACCCACTATCATTTTCTTACTTCCAACAAACCATGAACATGGGAATCCTGAATTACATGAATATTTATGTCCTTCAAGTGGTCCATTTTCTAAATAAAGAGAATAATGTGATACAGAATCATTATTAGCATGTTTAGCCATTATATATTGCCCTTGTGTATGATGTTGTTGATATTCATTATCGATTGGTTGAACCCAATTAATAGGAGGAACAATAGGATTACCATCTTCATCATATGTAATTCTATCTGGATTATAAGCACTATGTAATGTTCCACTATATCTTGTTTCAATCATTCCTTTAGTATTTTTAACAGATGTTTTTACAATTTCATCATCATTTTTAGTGCAACATAATCCACTAAAATGTAAATTGCGTTCATATGTTCCTACTTTAGATGTTGGTAAATTTAATCTTCCTCTCCATCCTCCTCCATGACCCATTGGTTCAGTTCCTCTAAATGGAGTTCTTGCTTGACGTCTTCCTAAATTAGTAGTTTTACCCATTGAAGGAACTCTTAATGTTCCGTTTAAAGCAAATCCTAAGTGTCCTTTGCCAGATATTGGAGCATTTCTAGGATTACCATTATTAGTTTTTCTTTTTAAAGTTGCTAATGACATTACTTATTATAATATAATAAAAAAAGATTATTACATTATAATATTAATAAATTTTTCTTAATATTGATTAAAAATTAAATTTGTTGTATCAAATAGACTTTTAAGATTTGTCTCAATATTTCCATTTGAAGCATTATAACTAATAGTTATATTACCAGTAATATTTTGGTTGAAAAATACATCTCTTCTAAAATCAATATTAATAACATCACCTTGAAAAAATACAGAAGTTAATTTATTATCTTTAAAAGCACCATCACCAATAGTAGTAACAGAATTAGGTATAGTAACCGAATTTAAACTATTATTTGCAAAAGCACGTTGACCAATACTAGTAACAGAATTAGGTATAGTAACAGAAGTAAATTGATTATCTGCAAAAGCACCATCACCAATAGTAGTAACAGAATTTCCTATAGTAACAGAAGTTAATTGGTTATTTGTAAAAGCACCATCACCAATAGTAGTAACAGAATTTCCTATAGTAACAGAAGTTAATTGGTTATTTGTAAAAGCACCATCACCAATAGTAGTAACAGATTTAGGTATAGTAACAGAAGTTAATTGGTTATTTGTAAAAGCACCATCGCCAATAGTAGTAACAGAATTAGGTATAGTAACAGAAGTTAATTGGTTATTTGTAAAAGCTAATTCACCAATAGTAGTAACAGAATTAGGTATAGTAACCGAATTTAAACTATTATTTGCAAAAACAGAAAAACCAATACTAGTAACAGAATTAGGTATAGTAACAGAAGTTAATTGGTTATTTGTAAAAGCTAATTCACCAATAGTAGTAACAGAATTAGGTATAGTAACAAAAGTTAAACTATTATATTGAAAAGCAGTATTACCAATAGTAGTAACAGAATTTCCTATAATAACAGAAGTTAATTTGTTATTTGTAAAAGCATTTTCACCAATACTAGTAACAGAATTAGGTATAGTAACAAAAGTTAAACTATTATATTGAAAAGCAGTATTACCAATAGTAGTAACAGAATTTCCTATAATAACAGAAGTTAATTGGTTATTTGTAAAAGCATTTTCACCAATACTAGTAACAGAATTAGGTATAGTAACAGAAGTTAATTGGTTATTTATAAAAGCAGATTCACCAATAGTAGTAACAGAATTTCCTATAATAACAGAAGTTAATTGGTTATTTGTAAAAGCATTTTCACCAATACTAGTAACAGAATTAGGTATAGTAACAGAAGTTAATTGGTTATTTATAAAAGCAGATTCACCAATAGTAGTAACAGAATTTCCTATAATAACAGAATTTAAACTATTATCTGCAAAAGCACCTTGACCAATACTAGTAACAGAATTTCCTATAATAACAGAAATTAAACTATTATTTTGAAAAGCAACATTACCAATAGTAGTAACAGAATTAGGTATAGTAACAGAAGTTAATTGGTTATTTGTAAAAGCAAATTCACCAATAGTAGTAACAGAATTTCCTATAATAACAGAAGTTAATTGGTTATTTATAAAAGCTAATTCACCAATAGTAGTAACAGAATTAGGTATAGTAACCGAATTTAAAATATTATTTGCAAAAGCACGTTGACCAATACTAGTAACAGAATTAGGTATAGTAACAAAAGTTAAACTATTATTTTGAAAAGCAACATTACCAATAGTAGTAACAGAATTTCCTATAATAACAGAATTTAATTGATTATCTGCAAAAGCAAATTCACCAATAGTAGTAACAGAATTAGGTATAGTAACAGAAGTTAAACTATTATATTGAAAAGCAGTATTACCAATAGTAGTAACAGAATTTCCTATAATAACAGAAATTAAACTATTATTTTGAAAAGCACCATCACCAATACTAGTAACAGAATTAGGTATAGTAACAGAAGTTAAACTATTATATTGAAAAGCACCATCACCAATACTAGTAACAGAATTAGGTATAGTAACAGAAGTTAATTTATTAGAAGTAAAAGCAAAAAAATCAATATTAGTAACAGAAGTTGGAATAGTAACGTTTTCTATAGTATATACAGGAACCTCATTCCCAATATTATCAATATTATTTTTTAGATAAGAATTATATATTGTTTTTACATCGGAAAAAATAGTTACTGTTTTAGCATTCGTAAATATAGGATTGCTAGTATCTAAAATATCTTCGATTATATAATAAATAGTTATTCCATTTAAATATATAATTTCAATATTATAGACAATTGGTTTATCACATAATCCACCACATCTTCCAGTATGTGGTTTATCACATAATCCACCACATCTTCCAGTATGTGGTTTATCCATAGTTCCTGGTTTTAATTGAGCTCTACGTGCTAATGCTCTTCTTATACCTGGATTTGATGCTCTTCCACCACTTTGAACTCCAGCACCTGGAGTATAAACATTAAATAAATTAGTAGGTCTATTATATTGTAATGCCATTTGAGATAAAGTTTTTCTAGAACCACCACCTACAATACCAATTTTACCTGGATAAGACATATATATTTATATAAATAAAATAAATATATATTTAGAAAGCAGAACCTCCAAAAATACTAAAACCTTCATTTGCTGCCATTGGTTCAAAATTACCACCTCCAGGTGTAGCAGCGTCAACTAAAGGTGTATTTGGGCCTTGAAACATTTTATTAAAATTTGGACCTTGATTTACAGTATTATTATGAACTTGATTTATATGTTGCGAATCTGTCATACCATTCATTGCTTCGGGATTAATATTCATGCTCATTGTGGGAGGTCCACCTAAATTTACTTGGTTTAATCTATCAGCTTGACTAGGTTGATGTTGGCCATTTGAAATAGGTTGTTTTGTTTTATAATCCTTTTTTCCTTTTGGTTCTTCTCGGTTACCTTCCCACATATCAACTAGTCTCTCCAAAAGAATATTGATTTTGCTTCCTAATTTAGTTTGCATTGTAAATAAAGCAATAAATAAAGGAATAATAAAGTTAATTTCATTAAATGTTGGGTAATTGGATTGGGAGTATGTAGGTATAAATCTAATTATTCTATTGATAAACCATATAGATAATAAGATTAAAGAAATAGTTCCAAAAACTTCAAAGAAAATTTCTAAAGTTCCTTTTGTTGGATCTTCTTCAGGGGTTATATAGTTAATAGATTTGAGAGATAAAATAACTAATGGGATTGCTAAAAAAGAATATTGAAAATAGTTCATAATTGTATTTTTGTTATCTTCTTCAAAATTAAATACATATGAAAAGAACCCTTCTTTTTTAGATATTTTATCATCATTTTCTTTAATACTTTCCATTATGTTTTATAAAAAGAAATTAAAAATATAAATAAAGATAATATAAATGCTAAAAATAGCGTTGGATTCGTTAAAGTATGGAGAAAGTAAAAATCCAGAAAATAAACATGATGAATATCAATATATTAATTTAATTAAACATATATTAGATTATGGAACCATGATAGAAGGGCGTAATGGAAATGCTTTAACAATTTATGGTTCATCAATGCATTTTTATCTTGAAAATGATACATGGCCACTTATTACATCAAAAAAAGTAGCTTGGAAAACATGTGCTAAAGAATTATTCTGGTTTTTAAAAGGTTCGACATCTAATAGTGAACTTAGGGAGCAAAATGTGCATATTTGGGATGGTAATGGTAGTCGAGAATTTTTAGATAGTAGAGGATTAACAAATCTAGAAGAAAATGATTTAGGACCCGTTTATGGTCATCAATGGAGATTTTTCAATGCCTCATATGAAAATTGTAATACTGATTATATTGGTAAGGGTGTCGACCAGATTAAATATATAATTGATTGTTTAAAGGACCCAAAAGAAAGATATTCGCGGAGATTAATTTTGTCAGCATGGAATCCACAACAACTAGATGAAATGGCATTACCACCTTGTCATGTATTGGCTCAGTTTAATGTTATTGGTAATAAATTATCTTGTTCACTATATCAAAGAAGTGGTGATGTGGGTTTAGGAGTTCCATTCAATATTGCTTCATATAGTTTATTAACTCATATAATTGCTAAACATTGTGATTTACAGGCAAATGAATTTATTTATCATTTAGGAAATTGCCATATATACGATGATCATATTAAACCACTTAGAAATCAAGTAAATAATGTATTATATCCTTTTCCAAAAATTTCTATTTTAGAAAAATATGATAATATTAATAATTATAGTATTAAAGATATTAAAGTAGAAAATTATCAATGTAATAATGTTATAAAAATGGAAATGCGAAAATAATGAAATATTAAGATATTTAACAAAAATATATGAGTAATTCAGCATCAATAGCAGCAGCTAAAAGAAGAAGAGGAGCATCTCAAAACCCACCAGTAGCAACAACTTCATCTGCTTCATCTTCAAGAAATATTAATCGGGTTCAAAGCGAACCTACTTTAGAAAACGGAGAGAGAACACAACAAAGAATTAGTCCTATTCAAATATTAGGAATGCATGAAAATAGATTAGAATTTTTAGAAAGACAACACAATAATATGGCGATGGCTTTAAATCAATACCCAAATCCAAATGAAGAAAAAATAGTAACATTAAAAGATTTAGAAGATTTTAGACAAGCTTTTCAAAAACTTTCTTCTACTGAAAAGAAAGTTGAAGGTTGTTCTGTAAATGTTCAACAAATTAAGAAAGAAGTATCTGAAGAATTTACAAAAAATCAATTAACTAATTTAGCAACTAAAAAAGACGTTGATTCATTAATCAGTTCAATGAGAAAAGAATTATTAAATGAAAATTTTAAAAGCTTAGAAGATAAAATAAATGCTTTAAAAATTTCTAATAGTGAAGTATCTTCATCTACAACATCATCTTCAAAAGAAATTCAAGAAGTTACAAAAAGTTTAACAAAAAAAATAGAAGACTCCATTCCAAAAAATACTGTTACATCAAAACAATTAGATGATGTTAAAAGTGAACTAAATAAAAAATTTGATGGAATACAAATTCCAAAAGACTACATTACATCTAAACAATTAACTGACTTAAAAAATGAATTAAATAAAAAGATAGATTCTTTACCAAAAGATACTCCAAATGTTTCAAGTGATAAACCTGTTCAAGAAGAAAAATTATCATTAACAGCCAAAGCTAGAATAGATACTTTAGAAAATAAAGTAAAAGCATTAGAAGCTATTATATTAAAATAATAAATTTTAATAAAATTTTTAATAAAAAATTAGTAATATACTTAAAATATTATTATACATTTTTTTTAATGAATATAATAATATTTATATTAGTATTTTCGATAGTATTATTTATATACATACATATATATTATCATTTTAAGACCAATAATGATTTGGAAATTTTAGAAATAAATAATATTTCTAAAGAGCGATTAGAAGAAATATGTGATTTAAGACAACCTTTAACAATGACCATTGATAATAATATTTTCAAAGATTTTTTCCTCAAAAACTTGCTAGAAAATTATTCTAGTTTTGATATTAAAATACGAAATATCAAAAACTTAGATGATAATACAGAATTATTTCTACCTTTATCTTTGAATGATGCGAATAAACTAATGATAGAGGATAAAGAGGGACAATATATATCAGAAAATAATAACGATTTTTTAATAGAAACAAGCATTATTAAAGATATTAGTGTCCATGATTTATTTTTTAGACCGTATATGTTATCTAATATAGAGTATGATTATATATTTGGCTCTAAGAATTCATATACACCTTTGCGTTATAATTTAAATTACAGAAATTATTTTTTAGTTCTACAAGGAAAAATACGAATTAAATTGACGCCACCTAAAAATGATAAATATTTATATTGTAATAAGGATTATGATAATTTTGAATTTCGCTCGCCTTTAAATGTCTGGAATATACAAGATGAATACAAAACAGATTTTAATAAAATGAAATTTTTAGAAGTAGATTTAGAACCAGGTAATATTATATATATACCAGCATATTGGTGGTATAGTATTCAAATATTAGAAGAAAATACATCTATATTATCATTTAAATATAGAACATATATGAATAATGTTGCAATTTTACCTCAAATTATTCTAAAAATAATGCAAAAACAGAATATAAAACACAAAATTATTGATAATTAATAATTAATAATTAAAATTGATATTATTATTTATATTATAATTATTTATAAAATAAATTATAATATAATTTAAATGAGCTATAAAATTCATATAGAAGATCGCAATTATAATACTTGGTCTTGGCATGAAATTGAAAATATGAAGGATGTTACAGAAGAATTTACTTGTAATCCTATTGAAAAAAAATTATTTACCGGTGATATTGTTGATAGCGGTGGCGTTCTAAAAGAATCTATTGTGAGAGAAGCAACAAATATACCTGGTATAATGATATATGGTAATAAAACATATGGTAGAAGTAATAAGGGAAGGTTTTACTATAAATGTATACCAAATGACAAACGACTGCCGTCCTTTCTGGTAACTTATGAACAAAAAGATATAGGGTTTAATAAAAAAATGGTAAATAAATTTGTATTGTTTAGATTTCACAAATGGGAAGAGAAGCATCCTATTGGTTCTATAAATCAGATTGTAGGTGATATTAATGTGTTATCAAATTTTTATGAATATCAGCTATATTGTAAAAATTTATATGTTTCTCTATCACTTTTCACAAAAGATACAATGCGCAAATTAAAACAACATAGCAATGAGCTTTTCATTAAAACTATTTCAAGTAATAATAAAAGTATTGAAAATAGAATAGATAATTATAAAATTTTTACCATTGATCCAAATTCTACTGGTGATTTGGATGATGCGGTTAGTATTGATGATGAAAAAATTAGCATTTATATATCAAATGTTCCTATTTTACTAGAACATTATAATTTATGGAATTCATTTACAAAAAGAATTTCAACTATTTATTTACCTGATCAAAAACGACCAATGTTACCTTCTGTATTATCTGAAGTTTTATGTAGTCTCCTACAAAACGAATCTAGAATCGCATTTTGTATAGATATTTATTATAAAGATGATAAAATTATTGATATAAAATATACAAATGCTCTCATTAAAGTTCATAAAAATTTTGTTTATGATGAAGAAGAACTATTGAGATTTACAGATTATAATATTTTAAAAGATAAATTATTAGAATTATCAAAAGAATACAAATATATCAAATGTATTAATGATAGTCATGATGTTATCGCGTTTTTGATGATTTTAATGAATCATGAATCTGCTAAATATATGGTAAAGCATAAAATTGGTATATATCGAAATTTAAAATTTAAAGATGTAGTTGATTCAAAAGTTCCCGATGATATACATGATTTTATTAAAATATGGCAATGTTCATGTGGTTCTTATAATACTTATGATGAAAATAATTGTCATGAACTTATTTATGGTGGTATGAAAAAATATACACATATTACATCCCCAATTAGAAGATTGGTCGATTTATTAAATATGATAAAAATTCAAGAAACACTTGGATTTGTAAATTTATCAGAAGATATGAATAAATTTTACAATTATTGGATTGATAATTTAGATTATATAAACACAACTATGAGAGCAATTAGAAAAATACAAATAGATTGCAATATATTGAATATGTGTGTCAATAATAAAACTATTATTGAAAAAGCATATACAGGTTATGTTTTCGATAAAGTAGATAGAGAGAATAAATATAGCCAATATAATGTTTATTTACCAGAATTAAAAATTATATCTCGGGTAAATATTAAAGAAAATTATGATGATTATGAAAAAAAACAATTTAAAATATATTTAATAGAAGATGAAGCAACACTTAAAAGAAAAATTCGTCTACAAATGGTTTGAATTTATCCAAAGAAATTTTCACCACTATATTTAATATAAAGAAAATTGTCTATATTTTTATTTTTTTCATATAATTCTTGCATAGTAGTATTTGGATTGGGAATGTTGTTATTAATAAAAAATATTATACTTTGTTTATCTGTTATTTTTAGACGTTTTCTTACAATATATATAAATTGATTAAAAAACATATCTTTTGGGCATAAGTATTTATGTCTATCTATTTCGTCTATATTTTTACAATTTTTATTTTTTTCTAAATAAATAAAAACTTTATCTGAATATTTTTGTTTTATATTTTCTACTTCTTCTTTTCTCTCTTCTATACTTTTAGCAAAATGATTTTTCTTTATCATATTTATAAATAAATATAATTATTCTTATATTATTAAATAAAAACAATAATAAACTTTTTATGTAGATTAAATATTTTTGTATCAATAATATATATATGGCTTATTCGAGAAAAGTTCGTAGACACAGAAAACGTGGGAAAAAAGGAGGCGTTGAAACACGTGGACAAAAAAGACGGGTTGACGAAGGATTACCTGCTGTAGAAACTACTATGAGAGAAGCTCCTAGCAAAAAAGCAACTACAAAAAAAGCACCAAAAGATCCAGAAACATTAGCTGAATCAAAACCAAAGACAAAAAAACCCACTACAAAAAAAGAGCGTAGAGAAGCAAGAGAAAAATTACCCTCTGTAATTAAACAAAAACAAGCTGCTTTAGAAAAAAAAATAGCTAAAGAAACTAGAGCTAAAAGATTAGAGAAAAAAAGACGTGAAACTGCTATGAAAGGGTTCAAATTAAGAAGATTTAAGAAAGTTCAAGAATCTCGTAAAAAAAAACCAAAACCAAAACCAAAATTTCCAAAAACTTTTCGTGCAACAAAAAAAATGTTATCGCCAATAAAAGAGTCTCCTAAATCTTCATCTCCTCGTGAATATAAATCAAGTGCTGATAAAGAAATATTAGCTGGACTTGAAAAAAGTTTACTTGGATTAAAAATAAGTAAATAAATAAAAATTTTTACATAATTTTCTGTATTATATAAAATTATGTAAGCAAAACTACAAGTTACAAGAAAATCAGTAATGAATTAGATATATAATGATTGGTTTGTAGCAATATATTTTAATGTTAACTCTGGTATCTCTCTTAATTTTTTTAATAAATTCATATTTTGTAATGTTTCACAAATCTTTTCTAATTCTAATGCTATATTATTAATCTTTAATATTGCTTTAATAAATTCACCTAGAAATATTTCTGTTTCGCATTTCATAAGATCTATAATATATTTACAATCTTGCTCATTGGAACAATTACACCATTCAAATACATAATCAATTAAATCGAAATTGTATTCATATTCTAATCCAGTAAATAAATTATTTTTAATTTCTTGATCTTTATAATATTCAATTCTCTCTACAATATATTTTGATACTTCATAAATATTAATATTCTTTTTAGATGGATTTACATTTCTCTTATCATCTTGTAATGAAATATTTGTAAAACAACTGAATATGCCAACAAGTTCTTGTGTTGAAATATCGGCGAATCCGTTGTATTTTATATAAGTATCAGCCATAGCTAATGAATTGACTTCTTGTAATTGCATCGAAATAAATGCTTTATCATTAAGATTATATGAAATATCTATAAAATTATCATTTTTTAAAATATTAATAATTAATTGAATATTACTATCAATATAATTTACCGCATTAATAGCAAAATTATTTGTTTTATTTCTCTCTTCGCATAAATCATTATATTCACTATATTTTTCCATATCTTTCTTTAAAAATTTATTTTCTTGCTCAACTTCACTAATTTCTCTTTGTATTTTCTTCTTTTGTTTTTGACTAGCACCTTTTACACTATCTAATAGTGTTTTATAAGTTTCAATAATTTCTTTTTTTGTTGTAAAAATTATACCGCTATCGATTCCTTTTGTTAATTCATCTATTTTATTATCTAAAATTTGTAACTCTTTATTGTAATTATTAATTTCTTTAATAATATCTGTTTGAATAAAACTTTTTTCCATAAATTCTTTTAATTTATTAAAATCATATTCATTAGTATTATTTTCGCTATCATTTTCAATGTTTTTATTAGACGCTATTACATTTAATACAAGATTAAATGATATTTTAAATTGTGATTTTAGCATTTTTGGCGATCCAGTAACTATTTTCTTATATTCATTTGATAAAGGCATATCGAATAAATTATTACAATGAATTACATGACCTATTTTATCTAACCCTCTTCTTCCAGCTCTACCAGCCATTTGAGTATACTCATGAGATAGCAAATGTCTTAAACCATTATCTCCATTAAATTTTGATAAAGAAGTAAATATAACTGTTTTTGTTGGCATATTGATGCCCACAGCAAATGTTTCTGTAGCAAATAGCAATTTAATGTAACCTTTTTCAAATAACATTTCTACCATTTCTCTCAAAATAGGCATAATTCCAGCGTGATGTATAGCAATTCCTTTTTGTAATAATGTAATTAAATTTTTGAATTCATCTAATTGTGTGTATTCTTTATAATTCTTAATTTTACTTCTTAGAATATTTTCACATTCTTTTTTGATTATACTTGGTGTTTTATCTCCTTCTTCGAAAAGTGATACTTCAATTTCATGAGCACATAATTCAACATTTTTTCGTGAAAATATAAAGCAAATAGCTGGTAACATATTATTATTATTCAAATATTTAATAATATCATTTAAAACAAAATGTCTCTTAACAAAATTTCTATTTTTGTAAAAATAGTTCAATATATCGCTAATAGCATAATAATTTAATTCATTAAATACTCCATTATTATCTGCTAATTTAATTGGTTTATTTACATATTCTTTTAATTTCTTTTCATATTCTGTATTTTTTGCTATTTTAAAGATAGATTTATTTGTAGATATCCAGCCATAATGTGTTAATGGAACTACTCGCTCATTTGTTGGACATAAATACAATTTTTTTTCAATATTATAATAACTTTTATTTTTTTCTTTTTCTATCCAATTAGCAAAAATTTCTGGTTTTTCAATTGTAGCAGAAAGCATTATAAGTTGAACATGCGGAGGTAATAATATAATCGATTGTTCCCATACATTACCTCTATCTGCGTCTCCTATATAATGAACTTCATCAAATACAACAGCACCTAATTCATTATTAAAATCCATTTCAAAATGAAGATTGATATTTTTATCATTATTTTTAGATATTAAAGATGAAAATAATGTATTTCTTAAGATTTCAGTTGTCATGATTAATACATCTGCTTCTGGATTATCTTTAATATCTCCAGTTAATATACCAAATGATATATGTGGAAACTTTTTCTTAAAATCATAATATTTTTGATTACATAATGCTTTTATAGGTCCAGTATAAATTACTTTTTTATTTTTTTCTTTGAAAAAGTCAATCGCAAACTCGGCGGGTTGTGTATTATGTGTAACTATAAAATTACCTAAAATAAATTTATGATTTCCATCAATTTCAAATCCATAATAATTACCGATACCTTCTGATTCTATTTTAAAATGATATTCAAGTGCTGGTTTATTAATCATTCTTTCTTCATTAGATTTCTTTCTTTTACATAATATAGGAATTTCAGTAAGATTATCTCCAAAAATATGAATTCTATTATATTCACCTTCTTTCTTTACATTTTTATACATACAACTTTTCTTAACCTTTTTAGAGGAACAAGCAAATCCAAGACTTTTTACTAGATATACAATATCATCAGCTAATAAATTATTTTTTTGACTTATTTCATATGTTTTACAATAATAATAACCATCACTATCAATCAACCCTGCTAATAATTTAAGTCTATTCTCTCTAGAGTTAATTTTATAATCGAGAGGTATATGTTTATTATTTAGTAAATTATATTTTCGCAGAATACTCGTAATTTTATTTTCACGACCTCGATTTGTATATTTTTTTAATGTAGTTAATCCATATGTATATCCATTCCGATATTGTAAGTAACAATCGTAATCTAATATTTTTTCATGTAAATATTTTAAAATTACCGCATCTTGACATGTTATTTCAGCACTATTTGAAGAACCATCGCCTAACCATAAACCTATAATATATGGGTCAATATCAATATTTTTTTCTGGAAAATTAACACCAACCTTATAGGACAAAGAATTTCTCTGTAAATATTTTGGTAAATTTAAAAAGTCTTTAACAGAAATATTAAAATCTTTTCCTTGTATTAATTTTTTTTCATTTAATAATCTTTTTGCTTCAATAAAACATTCTTCTTTATCATTATTTTTATAATTAAATGATTTATATTTCATTTTAATCTCTTTGTTATCAAACCAACTAACTTCAAAGCGATTGGATTTTTTATTATTTTTTATGCTAGGTTTTACATTATATTTTAAAGATAGAATATGACTTTCATTACATGTAAAAGAATCTCCATCACTTAAAATAATATTATACATAGATTCAATGCCTCTTGCTAATCCTAATACATTTCTTTCCGTTGAATCATCCCCCATTATTTTTTCACCTACTTTAATATCTTGAACTTTTTTAATTGAACCATCAAACATCATGATTTCAGTGTCAAATTTTATACATTTTCCTGAGCCAGTGTGCGCTGTAATAAGAGTATGATGACCATTTATTATTGAATACAGAGCCCATTTTTGAAAATTACTTAAAATATATGGAAATTTTTGGAAATATTGGTTATAATCAATATCTTTTAAATTATTATCTTTAAAACTATTATCTTCAAAATTATTATTACAAATAACGACCATTATTATTTATTTATAGTAAATAATATTTAGATTTAAATTATTCAATTTATTTAATAATGACTATAATTATAGCAAATAAATACAAAATTACCGGTATATTGGGCGATGGAACATTTGGTAAAGTATTTAAAGCAGAAAATATTTTAACTAAAAATAATGTTGCTATAAAAATCGAAAAAGAAAAAGAGAGCAGAATTTTGAAATATGAAGCTAGAATCTATAATTTATTACATAATATGAAAAATATTCCAAAAATTCGATTATTTGGAACTGAAGAAGAATATACTTATATGGTTATTGATTTATTTAGTTGTTCTATTGATAAAGGCGAACTTTATGTAAAAGATAAAATAACTAGTTTTAAAAATACATTAAAAATATTACAAGATTTACATGAAAATGGATTTATTCATCGTGATATTAAACCGGATAATATTTTATTTGAAGAGAGAAATAGTATCCAAGTAAAATTAATTGATTTTGGTTTGTCAAAGAAATATCTTGATAAAAACAATAATCACGTTGAATATAAAGATGGTAAAAAAATAATAGGAACAATTAAATATTGTAGTATTAATTTACATAATGGATGTGAACCTTCGCGGAGAGATGATATTGAATCATTAATATATACTTTTATTAAAGTGTATAGTGGAACATTACCATGGGATAATTATGACATTAATAATAAAGAATTATATACAGAAAAAGTTTTTGAAGAGAAAAAAAATATTTATAATTTTATAATAAATAATAATATACCATTAGAATTTGCGTGTATGATTAAATATATTAGAAATGTAAAATATGATGAAAAAATAAATTATCAATATATTTATAATTTATTAGATACACTAATCTTATTATAATAATTTATTCGATAACCATATATTGAATTCAAAAAGTTCATGTGTAAAATTCGCATAAAAATTACTCATATCAATCATGTCTTGGTCAACTATCTGGTTATATAATATTATATGTTTGTTCAAATTTATTATGATATCCAGACAAATTTGATTTGTATTATTTGCTATTTTAATAATATCTGAAATATCATTATTTTCAATAAGAAACTTATACTTGAAAATATAACTATAATTATTATATAATTCATTAATATTTTTCATTAAATTATTAATATTAATATTAATATCAAAATTTACAATAAAATTAATTTTATTATCTAAAAATTTTTTTAATAATTTTTTTAGATAATAATCTCTATGAATAGTTAATTTAATTTGATTTTTTATATCATCTGGTAATTTTAAATACAATTGAAATTTTTTGTTCTTTTTATATGTTATACATGATGTTTGTATAATTAAAGTATAATTATAAAATTTTTTTTCAGCATGTATATAACAAAAATTATTATCATTAAATATATGATATTTTTTGTTTTTACATTTTCTATTATTTTTTGTGTAACAACTACATTTACTAGTCATTATTATATTATTTTTGCTTATATTATTAAATAAATTTTCATAATTTATTTTCAATTTATTTTAAAACTAATTAAATCTTTTTATAAAGATATTTAAAGCGGGCATCATATATGATAGTATAATACAATATGAGCGAGAGTGATAATGGCATTCATTTTCCCACTACAACAGACAAAACCACTCTATCTAAGACATCGGGACGTGTAAAATGGTTCAATAACAAATCTGGTTATGGTTTTATTACAATTTCAGATGGAGATCACGAAGGTCAAGATATTTTTGTTCACCATTCTTCCATTACAGTAGAAAAGGAACAATATCGCTACCTAGTTCAAGGTGAATATGTAGAATTTATTCTAAAAGAAATGCTAGATAGTGATCATAAATGGCAAGCAACAGATGTAAGTGGTATTTCCGGTGGGAAGCTAATGTGTGAAACTCGTCTAGAAACGCGAGCTTCACGCACTGAAACTACAATTACAGAACCAACACGCACTACGCAAAAAACACAGCGTTCATCATATCGGGTTCGCCCTAATGGTCCTGGCCCCCGCGAAGGCGATGAATGGATGCTTGTTCGTCGCCGTGCTTCGACTGGACGAACTGAACATGTTTCCACGCATTCTCGTCGTCCCTCTCGCTCTGTAAAAGAATAATTATTAAATAAAATTTATAAATAAAAAATAAATAATTGATTTTATATAAAAAAATATTAATTTATATAAAATATCAATGCGAAGAATAAAGTCTGCTCCAGCGGAAATATCTTCAATGGTTAATAGAAAAAAAAGAATTTCTGTATCAAAAATTTCTTCTAATGCTATTATCCCTTCAAATACTTATGAGAAAATAAAAGAAGAAAAAAAAATTGTCAAGTTATTGACTGAAATAAGTAATGATATTTCTGGTCAAAATGATATAATTACTCAAGAAATTGGTTATTATATGTTATTGATTGGAACATTTGTAAATCAAAATTTTAGAAGAAAAATCACTTTGGAAAATGTTAAGAATTTTATTGAAGAAATGTTTTTAAGATATATAATTTCAATTAGTTATCACTTTATTATGACTAACCAGGAAAAACTTATTGAAATTCTTATAGATAATAATGGACATTTAGATAAAGTAATAGATAATATACATCTACTTAAATAAATTTTAATAATAAAATACAATAATATGTATATTAATATTTACAAAAAATCAATAAATAATATTATTAAAAATTTAGAAAATGAAATTAAGATAATAGAAAAAAAAATTTTACTTTTACAAACATATAATCAACATAATAATACCTGAAATAGTTCCTAAAATATTTCCACATAACCATAGTTTGATACATTTTTTATTTTCTTCTCTATTAGTATCTTGTAATAAATTTTCTCTAATTTCTATTTCTTTTTCTGGAGTTTTAAAATGAATATCTTCAGAAAATTGATTAACTTGTTGACATATAAAACAAACATCCGTTTTATTATTTGTTTCATACCAATTCATTATACATTTTAAATGAACTGGATTATTGCAACATTCCGGTATTATAATACCTTCGTTATTATTTATGTCGTTTAAACATATAGGACATTCTATAACATCATTTAGCATTTTTATATATATTTACTTTATTTAAATTAATGTTCCTATATAATTTATAAATAAATATAATATATACAGCATAGTAATATTATAATTATAAATTTTTAGTAAAATAATTATTACTATATAAATTAAAGTTTTCATATTTTACTTTTGTTTATTTTATATACTTTTAATATCAATTTTTTATATTTTTATATTATATAATGGCTCGTTCAACAAGAAAAAGAATTCATAAGAAAAAAAGAGGTGGTGCTATTGGACAATTCTTTGATGAAATTGGTTCGTCATTCAAAGGATTAGTATCTAGAACAAGAAAAAAAGGTGCTGAAATAATTGACCAAGGCTCAAGTGCTGTATCTAGTGCTGTAAAAGGAACCGAAACAACCGTATCAAATGTAGGACAAAGTGTAGGACAGACAATGTCTAGCACAGCTAATCAAGTTCAAAGATCAACGCAGCAAATGATGGGTGGTAAAAAACGCAGAATGGGTAAATCAAGAAAATCTCGCAAATCAAGAAAATCTCGCAAATCAAGAAAATCTCGCAAATCAAGAAAATCTCGCAAATCAAGAAAATCTCGCAAATCAAGAAAATCTCGCAAATCAAGAAAATCAAGAAAATCAAAAAAATAAAGAAAAACAAAAAAA